TTCGATGTATATGTACACAGATCTCGAGAAATGGAAGATGCTCTTCAACATGAAATCGATACCGGTCAAACTCCTGGCGTTCAAAATAAAATTAAAGATCTTAAGAATAAAATATGGAAACTTGAATGGCAAGCTAAGAATGATAAACTAGCCGGCTACGGATCTAATTAATGCATGACGATAGTGCAAGTCCCTTCTGGGAATTCATAGGTATCGGTCTAGCCGTTATCATGCTCATCCGTACTATTATATACTGGTGGTCATATCGAGAATAACTTATACAGACCTGAGTATGTCTTTAAACTGCTCATCCTTTCAACAACTAAAGAGTAAAAACAATGAGCTTATCTAAATTATATTCAGATATGAAATCTAAATGCGAAAGTTATGCCGAAGATTCACATGATACTTTAACAGCAATGATCAGTGATGAAATCGATAATCAATCTAACAATCTTAGTCATGATATATTTCATGAAGTACTTCAAGAAAACGAAGATTTCAAAGATAAACTTTCTAAAGTTGATCTTAATACTATTATTGCAGGCAACGGCGAATATGATGATCTTGACGATATGATCGAACATCTATTCAAAGATCCTGTTAGATCTACATATATGATGTACTAATGGAATATAAATATAAACTAATTCTCGATGAAAAAGAACGCGATATGCTTCTTGATCTAATCGAACATCGTATATACTTACTTAAACATCAAGATGATCGACCTCACACAGAAATTCAAAAAGAAGTCGACATCTTACAAGCTATAGGAGATCGTTTAGTATGACAGTTCCTAGATTTATCCTCGGCATAGCCTTAGGCGTTGCTTTAATTTTAATCATTGAAAATGTAAAGGTTGTAATAATATGAGTATGACAAGACAAAACTTCGAAGCTCTTGCAGAAATGTGTGCTGACGATGCTAACGAAGATTTACTTTGCGATGCTACAATAGATTTACTTGTAGCATTCTGTAAATCTCAAAACCGTAGATTTGATTCTATAAGATTTCATAATAAAGTTGCTAGTCTCAAAGCTACTTATAAAATGCGAAAACGTTTAGCTATGAAAGGTATCAACAAAGAATGGCTTGACTCACATGTCGAGGTAATAGTATGATTGCTAAAACTACACAATCTCAATACAGACCTGCCATATCTGCTTCAGGCTTCGTTCTTAAAGCATGGGAAAGATACTCTCATAAAAAAGTAGCTCTTATGATTTCTCAAATCGAATCTGCTGAAGAATGGTCTGATGGTGTTCTTCGTGTTGTTATGCAATCAAGTTCACCTCATTATATCTACGGTCAAATCTCTGATGTATTTACAGGTATAAAGAAATGATTAAGCTATTTCACTTCGATGTTTCCGAAAGATCTAAAGTCGATAACAAAGTTCGAGCGTTTGCTAAAGCTACTTCACTCGATCTCGGCTTAGCTACTAAAGATGAAATCAAAGCTAAACAAAAAGTTAATGGCACTCACTGGGTTCCATTAGGTTCATTCAAAAATAAAAAAGATGCTTACGACTATATCCAAATAGTTCGTGATAATCAAAAAGTTTTGCGATAAGAGTTAAGGCCTCCTACTCGGTAGTTAC